AACGATCAAGAAAACCCTGAAACAGAAATTGAAATCGTGGTTCTTGTTGACGGTATCGAATGCGAAAAAAACCCTGCTCCATTGCCAAGAAATGTAAAGAAAATCATCATTTCAACAGGCAGTCCTCTTTCAGGTCGTGAATTTGAAATCTTTGCTTGCTTTGAGAATGAAGAAGAAAAAGAAGCCGCAAAAGGCAAGCACTTTGATCATCACTTGAATGATTTCATGAGCGGAATCAATGAAGTCAAGAGCATGACTCCTGATCAGCAAATGCAAAAGTTGCGCGATATGGTGAAGACTGATCCTGAAGACGAATTTGAAGATAAGGATGAATTGTTGATTGAAGGTGTGGACGTGATCAATAAACAAATCATTGTGATTGATCAATTGACAGCAAAGATTGAAGGCTTGAACGTCATTCTGAACAATCGTTGTCAAGCAATAGAATCACTTCATGATTCGGTTGAACTGAAGACGAAAGAGATTGAAGGCTTGAAGGCTTCAAATGATTGCTTGCAAAGAATGCTTGAAGTCGCTGAAAAAGATCAAGCAAATGCACAAGAAACAATCATGTCTCAAAACGTCAACTTGAAGACAAGATCAGATCAACTTCAAGCGTGTCACAAAATGCTTGATGCAAACACAGAAACGATTGACATGCTTAGGCGAGAGAATAGTTCAATTTTGAACAAGCTGAACAAGTTGAAAAATTTTGTTTACAGCATTGATGAATAACAAGCAACAGAAAACAGACAAAAGAAAGAAACGAAATGACCGATCAAAAAAAATTCAATCCACAAACGCTGAAGGCGTTATTCGCTGCTCATAAAGCAAATCAATTAGTTGAGTGCGTCGTCTACTCAACTGCAACAATGCAGTCACTGACTTTCAGGCAATCAGACGGCAAGAAGTTTGATCTTGCCCAAATTCCTCGTTGCGTCATTCAGTCTGACAGTGAAGGAAACAACGTTCACTTCTTTCTTGTCGGCCCATTCTTTTACACCTGGACAAGAGCAGTTCTGCAAAAGATCATTTCAAAGGTGAATTCAAATGAATCAGGTTCACAATTGACCTACACTCAAGCGGAATCAATCTGCTGGTCAATTGACCGAATCATGACAGCATTTGAAACTTCAGGAATGGTTGACGCTGCTGCAATTGCTGACTTCAAAGATTTCAGCTTCTTGATCAATAAAGAGAACTGGAAACCTGATGCTTCAGTTTTCAACAATTCACCAAGGACATTTAATAAGCTGACATGGTGATGTCGGGCCCTACTTATTGACTTGAACTTGACTGGACTGCTGGCAAGCGAAAGAGCCAATTGAAGGCAATTATGGGGAAGAAATGTAAACAGGCAATTAAGCGTGCAATGCGAATGACTGCAAAGGGCTTGACTTCCAGCGATCAAGGACATATCTTTTCAGTCAAGTGCTTTGCATTGTCTCAACCTACTGCAACGCTTGCGTTTCTTTTGGCTTGAATTCGTCCTCAAGTCAAAGGTCCTTTCGTTTGGGGTGGTGGTCTTGGTCGCTTGTTTTTTCGTTGCAAGCAATCAGGATTGCCACCTTTTTTTTATGATCACAGAAAGAGAAATTGACATGACAGCAAAGAAGACAGCAAAGAAACCTGTTCTGAAAAAGAAACCGAAAAAGGCTTCAGCCAAGAAGACGGCAAAGCCTTCAGCATCAAATTCAAAATCAACAAGACCAACAATCTACTACCTTGAAATTGCTGGCGAGAACTATCCTGCAATGCGCGTTGCTGACTTGCTTGGCAGGAAAGCTGAATACAATCCGCGCAAAATCTCAAAGCATGACAAGTCTGCTCTTGCTAAGTCAATGGAAAGATTCGGTACAGTTCAATCAGTTGTTTACAACGAGAGAACAAACACTGTTGTCGGTGGACACCAAAGGTTAGATGTTGCTGAAGCTTCTGGTCTTGAAATCTTCCCTGTCATGATAGTCAATCTGTCACTGATTGAAGAAAAGGCTTTAAACCTGTCCCTGAATAGAATTTCAGGTGAATTCGTCATGCAAGGCGTTGCTTCTCTTCTGAATGACATACAAGGCATTAACAGCGACTATCTTGACTTCACTGGCTTCACAGGCGATGAAATGTCACCTTTGCTTGTGGCTCAATTTGAAGCTTCTGAAGAGAACCTTGAAGGCGTTGCAGGTGGTGAAGGTGAAATTGACGGCAAAAGCAAAGGCATGACGTTTGACAAATTTGTTGAAGTCGCACGTCAATTCGTTGATTCACCTGAACCTAATTCCATGAGCGGAAAAGGTGAAGAGTTGAAAGGTCAATTTCATGAGGCAATCAGAAATGCTGTTGACATGCTTGACGGTATGAATGAAACTTAATTTGTTAGACTGAAATGAACAACGAAAACAAACAATCAATCAATGAATTCAGTTGTCTTGTTGTCAACTGGATTGTCACAATTGCAATCACAATGATTGCTGTCCTGCTCTACTGAAAGAAAGAAAGAAATCATGTCAATCAACAAAAACGTCATTCAATCATTCATGGCACCTGTCACTGACAAACGCTGCACAATCATGTTGCCGCTGTCCGATGAAATGAAGCATGTTGGAACAAGCGTTGAATTTGATCACACAGACAAACCTTCATTTTTGCAAATGTCTTATTTCGGCAAGCATGAAAGCGAAAGGACATTGAAGAGAGTTGAAATTTTCTTTGTTGTCGCTGAAGAGTTGATTGATGACAACTTGGTGATTCTTGCAACAGATAAGATTGAATCAGGTTCAAAACGTCGATATTTCATCGCCATTGATTCAGATCAGATCACAGATTGAATCAAGGTAATTGAAAGCAGACGAAATCAAATTTCACTTCAAAAGAAAGGTTCAGAAATGAGCAACACAAAGCCACAACTGAGAAAGAAAGTTATTGCTCTTGTCGTCAATACTTATTTGACGAATGAAGACATTGAAAGCAATCTTGCGGTCAAGCTTTGGGCGGGATCAAAGCAAGATGACTTTCAAGCGGCGATCACGTTAGATTGTCGGAATGTTCGCGTGCTTGACAGTGACAACATTGAAGACACAAGAGCATTTGCAAAGAACAGTTTTGAAGACGCTGAAGACCCTGAAAGCGTTGAAGACTAAAACGAAAGCAAACGAAAGAAGAAACGAAATCATGAACTATCAAATTGCTTGCAATTGCGGTCACAAAGGCAATCAGCACGCAGATCTATACAGTCGCGGAATTGATTCTTGTCCTGTCATTGGTGCTTGTTGTGTCCTTGGTTGCGATTGCAAAGGTTATTCTTCAATTCCTGAAGTTGAAGTTGAGCCTGAATCCACAAATGCAATTGAAAAAGGCTTTGAAGCAATGCGGGAAAAAAGCGTTTTCATGCAGATTGACAAATCAGTTGAAGGTGAAGACGTTCATGAATTCAATGAAGTCAAAATGAAATCCTCTCTGATTTGCCTTGAATGCGATATTGAAAAGCCTGAATCATTCTTCCCTTCTCAGCGGTCAAACCTTCAAATCTGCCTTGAATGCTGTCGCATGAATGAAGCTGACAAAATCATTGAAGCTGGTGGTGGTATTCAAGACGTGAGAAGCTACAAAGAGAATCACAAGCCAAATGGTCTTGTGATGGGTCCTCTTATGCAATCAATTGCACCTGTCAAGTCTGCTTCACCTGCTGAAGTGAAACAGTCCTGTCTTGTCTTCATTTCAGGTGGCTACAAGTCTGCAATAGTCGCTGCTCTTGCAGTAAAGAAATTTGGTGAAGAGAACGTGAAAGGCGTTTATCTGAAAGGGACATTCAAAAACAAGTTTCTTGATGAGCAGCAAAGGCTTGATGCTCATTTCGTTTGTGAAAGTTTGAACATTGAATTCAGTTCTGTTCAGTTGATTGAAACTGAAGTTACTGATGAGCCTGAAGAGGTTGATTTGATTTCATTGTTTGAATGCGCGTTAAAAGAAACCGATTTCACCTATGCTGCAATGGGATTTGCTCGTGATGACTTGGCTTCACAATACGTTGAACAGGGTTTCTTTGATCCTATTGAAACCTTCCCGTTTGCACCTTTGCTCAAGCTGAAGCCTTCAGGAATTATCAAGCAGTTATTCTCTTCACCTTTGGCAATTCGTGCTGTTTGCACCTCTTCAAATTGCACGTCAACAAGAGGCGTTATTCATTGCGGTCAATGCAAAGGATGCTTGTCAAGAGCAAAAGCTTTTGCTGAATTCAACTCTTTAGCGCATAATGGGCCCTATTCAGATCCTGGTTTGACAGGAATTACTGAAGATTTGAAAAGTAAATTGCTGAAAGGTGGTTTCAAATATGTCGGAAGTGCTGAGAAGAGTAATTCACAGAGCGGTTGAAAATGTCCGATCAAAAGAGCGGACAATAGGGGTCAGACAACTTCAAATCTTTGTTGATGTTGACAATGATTTGATCGACATTCAGAAACGTGATTCATTTCACGTTTCTGTTTCTATGTCTGAAGCCATTCATTCAGGTTATGAAACTGTCGATGAATTTACTGCTTGGTTTCAGGGTATCATCACAAAGCGTTTGAAGCGTGGTCCTGCAAGTCCTATGAAAGCAATCATGGTGAACCGTCCTGCTGTTGCTCCTGTTGATCAGTCTGAAGGCGTTGAACTTGATCTTGAGTCAAAAGAGATTGATCACAGGAAGGTTGAAGGTGACTAACCTCTATGACTGCAAAGAAGAAAGCGACAAAGAAGCGTGCTGCTAAAAAGAAGACTTCAGCAAAGAAGGCGATTCATGGCGCAACGAAGACTTCAAAGAAGGCTGCTGCTAAGAAAGGAAGTTCAAAGAAGGCTGTTGCTAAGAAGACAGCAAAGAAAACTGCAAAGAAGGCAGTGAAGAAAAGAGCAGTCAAGAAGACTTCAAAGACACAAGACAAGCGGATTGCTAAAAAAAATGCGAGGATAGAAAAGCAGCGCGTTATCAAGGCTGCTCAAGAGCGAAACGGTAAACGCTTACCTGACGGCAATGAAGGCACAAGACTTGAAGAAAAGGTTGGCATGATTCCAGTTGCCAATCTTACAGGTGATCCAGTTTATGATGATTGGATACCCTGTTTCCTTCTTGGCTTAAGACGCGAAAAAGGTGTTGCTGCTGCTTGTCGTGAAGCAGGTGTTGGTCGTTCAACTGCCTATGCTGTTCGTAAGAAATACAAAGCCTTCCGTGAAGCCTGGATTGAAGCAGTCGAGTTGAACACCGACGAATTGCAACAGACAGCAATGCACAGAGCCATTTACGGTTGGAATGAACCGTTGCTTTTCAAAGGCGAAATCAAAGCAGTCAAACGTGTCTATTCTGCTCCTTTGACTATCTTCATGCTCAAGAAAATGCGTCCTGATATCTTTGGTGACAAAGAAGAGAACAAGAATTTGACACCTGAAGAGGTTGCAGCAGCGTTGTCTGAATTTGCAAATATGGCAAGAGGGACTGTTGGTAATAAGCGGAACAAGAAAGGTTGATTGATTGTCACTAATTCCTTCAACACTTCAATCATTTGAGATTGAAGGCATTGACTTTGAATTCAAGTTTCCTGCACGCTGGTATCCTCTTGCATATCATGATGAGCAGGAAAAGCTTTGGTGTACTGAAACACGTTTTCGCGTTGTTCCTGCTGGTAGGCGATCAGGCAAGACTGAAATTGCAAAACGTTTCATTGTCATTCAGGCAATGACTTCACTTCAATCTGATGCGTGGTTTGTTTGTGCTGCTCCTGTCAACGATCAAGCTGTCCGAATTTATTGGGCTGACTTGAAAGCAATGTCACCTGCTTGGGCGGTCGCTGATATCAGTGAAGGCAAGCACACAATCACCTATGTCAATGGAGCGCAACTAACAGTGCTTGGGCTTGACAAACCTGAACGGATTGAAGGTCGTCCTCTTGACGGGATTGTTTTGGACGAATATGCGAACATGAAATCGAAAGTCTGGATTGAAAATGTTCGTCCTGCTCTTTCAACTCCTGGTCGTGTCCCTGGTTGGGCGTGGTTTATTGGCGTTCCCGAAGGTCGAAATCATTATTATAAACTTTCAAAGGCTGCTGAAGATGAGGCGCGTGAAGATTGGTCAAATCATCATTGGACAAGTCGTGGAATCGTTGATGAAAGTGAACTTGAATCAGCAAAAGGTGACTTGGACGAATTGACTTATGCTCAAGAGTATGAAGCAAGTTTCATCAACTTCAGTGGTCGTGCTTATTACACTTTCAATTCTGCAATTCATGCAGTTGAGCGGTTGACATACAATCCGAATCTTCCGATTCACCTGAACTTTGACTTCAACGTTTCACCTGGAATTTGTTCAATTTCGCAGGAGTCACTTTATACGGGATCAATTGAAAAGGTTGACAAGTCAAAGCCAATCACCAAGTTTATCGGTGAAGTCTGGATTCCTCGTAACTCGAATACTCCCATGGTTTGCCGCAAAGCGTTGACGCTGACTTTTGAAGACGCTTACGGAAACAAACACAAGCTTGAAGATCATCTTGGTGATGTCGTTTGCTATGGCGATGCAACAGGTGGTGCGAAAGGGACAGCAAAGGTCAAGGGTTCTGATTGGGATCTGATCAAAGCTGAATTGCGTCCTGTCTTTGGGTCACGTTTGAAGATTCGCGTGCCGAAGGCAAATCCTCGTGAGCGTGTTCGGATCAACTCAATGAATGCTCGGTTCATGTCGCACACAGGAGCGATTTGCGCGTTGGTTGATCCTCGCTGTAAACATTCAATTGAAGATTTGGACGGGACAGCACTGGTTGAAGGTGGAAGTGGTGAGCTTGACAAGAACTCTGATTCTGATCGCACACATATGACAGACGGCATGGGATACAATATCGTAAAACGTCACCCAATCAGGACAGGAATTGCGAATTTTGAAGAGTCGGTGTTGTAAGTTTGGCAAGTTTCTTCTTGACATGCTATGATTCGGGCGTGAATGATTCGGTGAAAGGTTAAAATCATGGGCGCAATTATTGGTGCGATACTGAAAGCACTGCTTGAATTCTTTGTGCCATGGTTGTCAAAGCCTGATACGACAACTGAAGCAAAGAGAGCAGAAGAGCATGACGAAATTGACAAAGGCGTTTCAGGCTATCTTGATCGCAAGCGTGCTGACTATCTTGATGGGATGTCAAACGGGACCGAAAGTGATCTTCGTGCAGGAAGCTTTGACGATCAACGGGAAGCCTCAAGCGGTCCTGAAATTGGTGAAGACAAGTGAAGCAGACGTTTCATATTACAATGGCAATGAATGGATTGTTGTTGAAGACGTGATTCTTCCTGAAGGCTGGCTTGTTGTTTCGCCCAAACTTGCTGAAGGCAAGTGAACTGAATTTGATTTTTGAATAGTCACGAACAGAAGAAAGGAGGTGAACGGTTTGAAAACTTTTCTAAGCGTTATCAAAGCACTGCTTTCGTCAAAGAAATTTGTCGGAATGATTGCAGGTCTGATCACAACACTTGTTGCAAAGATTGGACTTGATGTTGATGACGCAACGATCACAAAGCTGACTGCAATGGTTGTCAGTTTTGTTTTAGGTCAAGGCATTGCTGATCACGGCAAAGAAGCTTCAAAGATCAATGCTGAAGCAGCAAAGGTTGCTGAAGCAGCAAAGGTTGCTTCTTGAGTGAAGCAATGAAGACTCTTGCTTTTCATTGGGCAAGGCTTTCTGTAGGGCCGCGAAACCCGTTGTTGAACTAACGTGGATTTTTTGCGGTCCTTTTTTTATGAAAAAAACGATAAAAAAAACAAGGCTAAGTAGTCAAGGGTGAACATAAGTGAGGCTCTGATAAACTGCATCCTGGCAATCGGAACAGCTACAGGACTATTTGCAGCAATCAAGAAATGGTTGGATGGTAGGTTTCGTCGGCGATGGGCTTTGAGCGTTCGATCAATTCGCCGAATGGAAAGGGACTTGGAAGAGTCTTGCGAGGCACTCGGTGCGTTGAAGATTCGGATTCTTGATTGCACAAACACAAACGGAATCCCAACACCTCAATCGTCCCGTCTTTACTCAACGGTGGTTTGGGAGTTCCCAAGAACGACCGACGTTGTCTGGGAAAAGGTTACATGCGATAGCCACCTAAGCGACATGCTGTTCGATTTGATCAGAAATCCTGAAGGGCATCGCGAAGGTTTAGTCAAGGACATAAGTGACAGCGCAATCCTAAAGGGTGTATATGGTCGAGAAGGCGTCAAGACTTCGGCTCAAGCGGTTATAGGTTTTGACGCGAAATGTATGTATTGGATCACGGTCCATTTCTCGGAAGAAAAGAAACTTACTCCCATCGAATGGGAGATAATTAGAAACCTCACTGCTTCTTTGAAGTACACGTTTAGAGTTCAATAAATGTCAAACGGATTTTTCACGTTCGGGTTATCCGAAATCATCAACAGCAATATTGACTTGCTGTCTGACACAATCAAAGCAGTGCTGATTGACGCTGCTGATTACACTGTTGATCTTGCCAATGATCAAGACTTTGCAGACGTGGATGTTGCTGCTCGTGTCTCTTCAACAACTCTTGCAAGCAAGTCATTAAGCGGTTCAATCTTTGATGCTGCTGACGCTGTCTTCAGTGCTGTTTCAGGTGATTCTTGTGAAGCTGTCTTGATCTACAAAGATTCAGGCGTTGAATCCTCTTCAACTCTTATTGCTTACATTGATACTGCAATCGGATTGCCCATCACGCTTGTCGGTGATGACGTGACGCTTCAGTTTGACAACGGCATTGCAAAAATCTTTGACTATGACGACGAAACTTTCGGGTCACTGAAAGTGCTGAAACCAATTCACCACACAACAGCAATCACTGCTGCTGGTTATCAATTCACAAAGATGACAGCGAACGGTGTTGAAATTGATTTTGCTGATCATCATATGGGTGCTGTTGGCACAATTGACGATCACTATGCTGCTCGCAATCGCAATGAATGGTCAATGCTCAACATGTTTGATGACGGCTCTGTGATTGGGCCGCTTGACATCGACTTGAAGCTTCAATTGACTGAAGGTCTTGTTGAGTTCGCGCAAAAGCTTCTCAACTTTGATATCAATTGGACTGCTGATGTTGTGAACGGTTCAATGAAGGCTGTTCCTTCGATTGAAATGGATTCATTCGTTTCTGCTTTATGGTCCTTTGATTATTGCTCAATTGAATTTCGCGTTCAACTTCCTGGCAATGGTGACACAAGCAAAGCTTTGTTGATGGTTCCAAGCGTGTCACAAAAGATTGTCAGATTTGATGACATTGATGAAATCCCAACAGCAGAAGAATTCAAATTTGTTCATCCTGGTCCTGGTGATCGCGGTGGGCAGGGCGTGCTTGATGCTGTTGATGGTATCGTTGCCTATGATGAGCCTGTCGGTGCAATATCACCTTCAGCAGGTGGTATTGCTAATTCACAAGCAATCTACCTATGGGACAGTGAAACGAATGAAGGCGTTCTGTTCAGAACGTTTGACAACGTTGGTCAAAACAAGATTTTCTCTGTGCAGCGTGCAGGTGATAACTTGATTGTTCGCGTTCGCTTCATTCCTCAAGATAATTCAATTGGCGTGAACAATCAGAGTGATGAAATTCCTTTCGGCTATGGTCTCGAAATTAGACCGATGACAGGTGATTTCAATGATGCTTTGCGATATGACGCTGAAAGAAAAAAAGCTGAATCATTCTCTGCATTCGACAAACCAAGAATCAATGATCCTGCTTCAACGTTTCCTGCAAAGATGAAATCAGCAACTTGCTTTTCATGGCTCAATTCTGGTGGTTCTGGTTTTGACTTCTCAAAATTCGTTGAACAGAATCAGAGAATCAAGAAATTCTTTGCAGGTGGTTCGCATTCAGTGCTGTCAAGTTGGTACGGTTCCGGTCCTGGTGACTTGAACGAATTCGCTCCAACACACACGCCATTCAACAACAACTTTGTTGAACAGGTTGCAGCGGCAATTGCTCTTCAGCAGACGGTCATTGTTTACACTTTGCCATTTCAAGCAGACGTGATTGAAACTGACGCTGCTGCTCTTGGCATTCTTGCTGATACGGTGAAGACTCGAACAGGTTATGTTTACTCTGAAGAGCCTGATCTTGATGCTTCTGAAGAGCCAATCACAACACAACATTTGAGCGTTTCAGGGCGTTTGAAATATGCTGCTTTCACGTTTGCTGATTCGGCAAACAACGCTGAACTTGTTTCATTCATTGTTGATCAGTTTGCCTCAATTGGAATTCATGGTTTTTATTTGGACGTTGCAGGTTTTTACGGCGCATCCTGCAATGATGACCCAAATGCTGATTCTGCTGATCGCGGTTTCGGAAACAAAACGTTCACACCTGGAATTCTTTCAATCTCTGATTTGTTCCGATCTGAAAGTGATGTTGTCGATGCAATTGTTATGCACGAATGGCCTTCAGACTTCTCTGTGAAGGTTGCTGACTTCTTTGCTTGGAACAGTTTTGGTCCTGTCATTGATTCACCTTCACAGGTGTTTGGCCCTTCTGCACAATTCGGTGACAGGATCAGACACTCAACGTTCAATTCATTCGGGCAAGGTGCAAATGAAAACCTTGATTCATTCACGATTGACGGTGTTGTTGACAAGAAAGAAATCCTGAACAGTTATTTTGCCTACTGGTTTGCAGGTGGTCACTTGATGCCTGTTTCCGCATATTGGGCTTTGCGTGATGAATATTTCATTGCTCTTGAAGGTGAAGCTGACTTTGATGATTGGTTTGAAGCAGCCATCCCACACTATGAATTCATTGCGCGTTTATGGTGGAAGCAGGAAGCGTTGGTGCGACGATTCCATACTTCAAAACGCTTGTTTGAAATGAATGGTTCTTCTGTTGTTCGTCGGAAGGTTGATGAAGCACTTTCGCTGACTTCAACGCAATCAACCTATGTTCATTCGCAAGGCTGGTATGATGAATTCAATGACGTGCTTGGTTTCTGCTGTTCAAACTTCACGCTGACGCTTGCTGAAGGTGGTTTCTTGAATGTCACTGAAACTTGGGATGATTTCATTGACGTTAACAACTTCCCTGAATTGGGACTTGCTGCAAGGACGGTTCAACTGCTTGATTGCGGAACAGGTGAGATTGAAACGCTTGCTGACTATGACGGTTCTGGTGGTTACACTTTCAATGTTGAAATGACTCCTGGTCGCGTTGTTTGGCTGATCATGGGTGATTATGTTCATGAGCCAGCAATACCGATTTCACTGGTCGCTGAAGATCAAACAACTGTCAACTTGTTAGGAAATTAGAATGGCAACTCGAAACCAAGATGTTGAAATGTTCAAAGGGAATGACATTGTCATTTCTTTCACGCTGACAAATTCAGATGGGACTTTTCCTGATCTGACTTCAGCAACTGCAATTGAATTCGGCGTTGCTGCAACTGCTGCAAGTACAACAAATGAATTTGTTGTTTCAAAGCCTTCAATGACGATCAGCGGCGCAAACAACAACATAGTTTCAATTCCAATTGCTGCAACTGATGTTGCTTCAATGTCTGCAGGTGCTTACTACCTTGAGTTGATGCGAACAATCGCAGGGGACACAATCACTTCTGCAGTCGGTACTTTTTTCTTGCGTGATTCTATTCACGATTAGGGGCTGAATGATGGGTCAAAGCGTTTTCGGACCAATGGTCAAACCTGCTGTCAAGAGCGGTGAAGATGAAGTCAAGGTTGATGAAATGTGTCCTGCTTTTGATGCGATGTCAAAAGCTTGGTGCTTGATTGATGACTTGCTTGGTGGAACGTATGCAATGCGTGACGCTGGCAAAAAGTGGTTGCCGAAAGAGCCAAAAGAAGCACCTGAAACGTATGCCTTGCGTCTTGAGCGTGCAATTCTGTTTTCAGGATATGAAGACGGTGTTGAACGTGTTGTTTCAAAACCTTTTTCAAATCCCGTGACAGTCAAGAATGAAGAGAAGTTGCCTGAAAAGGCTGCTCTGTTGCTTGACAACGCTGACTTGACTGGTCGTGATCTCACACAGTTTTTGAAGGACGTTTTCGCTGACGCTGTCAATCATGGACTGAGTCACGTTTTCGTTGATTTTGACGCTGAAGGTGCTGGTGATGCTGGTGAAGAGAAAGACAAAAACCTTCATCCATACTTCACGCACGTCAAAGCAAATCAACTGTTTTCGTGGCGTTCAAAGCGCGTGAACGGTCGATTTGAATTGATGCAAATCAGGATCAAGGAATTCAGGACTGAGACTGTCGGCAACTACGGTGAAATTTCCGTTCCTCATGTTCGCGTTGTGAATGCTCCTGATTTCGTTCAAGCAAACGGTCAACTTGTTCGCATTCCTGGTTCTTGGGAGCTTCATCGGCGTGATCCTGAATCGGGCAAATTCATGATTGTCAACGAAGGGAATTACACGTTTGATCGAATTCCTTTAGCGACATATTACACAGAGCGCACAGGTTTCATGACAGCGCGTCCACCAATGGAAAAACTTGCTTGGGCAAATCTTGCACACTGGCAAAGCTACGCTGATCAACGTCACCTGTTGCGATTCGTTCGCTATGCAATCCTGTTCATGTCTGGTGTGACTGATGAAGACATGGATCAAAAGGTCACTGTCGGTCCTTCTGCTTTGTTTCGTTCAACTGCTGAAAATGCAAAGATGTCTTTTGTCGAGAACACAGGCAAAGGTGCTGAGATTGGGCGCATTGATCTTCAGGACATTGAGGATTGGATGGAAGTTTTGGGTATGCGTCCTTTCCAAGAGCGTTCATCAAAAGCAACTGCAACAGGCAAAGCAATTGCTGAAGAGGGGATGAACGCTGACATCAAGTTGTGGATTCGTGGACTTGAAACGTTCGGTGATGAAATCTTTGCAATGGCTGCTGCTTGGAATAAAGATGTCATTCCTGAAGATGTTTCAGTTGATGTCTTTGATGATTTCGCTGTCGGTCTGCACGCTTCAGAAGACGTGAAGGCAATCACACTTTTGCGTGACAAGCGAATGATCACGAACAAGCTTGCTCTTGAAGAGTTGAAAAGGCGTGGTTTGCTTGGTGAAGACGTGAACCCTGAAAACGAAACACAGGCTGTTCTTGATGAAGGTCCTGACTTGCCGACGTTTGGTGATGATGACATTGAAGATGACAATGAAGACGTGAAGCCTGAAGACAAGCCTGAAAAGAAGGACAAAGGCAAAGACAGGCCTGAAGAAAAGAATAAGACTGAATGACTGTCAACGCGAATCTTCAAGACGCTGCAATCAGGCACGCTTTGCTTTTGGAAGGTTTCAAAGCAGGTGAAGTTGCCAAGATTCAGAAGTTTCTGAAGAACGATTTGTTTCCTGATCTTGCTGATACTGTCAGAAGGCGACTATCAAGGATTTCGCTTGCTGGCGGTCTTGATTCTGGTCCCTGGCGAACAAAGCGTTATCAAGACATGCTGTCTTCAATTGATCGAATGATGGGGAATGCTTTCAAAAAGGTGAGTGCTGACAGCGTTGATTCAATGAACAAGTTTGCTTTGTCTGAAGAACGTTTTCAGCGTGCTTCAATTGATCGCGCATTGCCTTTTGAGTCGATAACACGGGCTCCGAGTCCTGCAACGCTGAAGGCGGTCACAACAGCGCGTCCATTTCAGGGGAAGCACTTAAAGGACTGGTGGAAAAACGTTGATCAGCATGGACGGGACATAATCAAGCGACAGCTTTCAATTGGTATTGCTTCAGGTGAAGGGATTGAAACGATTGTGAAGCGGTTGACGGGCAATGCTCGTTCTTCTTTTGGTCCTGGCGCATTCAAGACGATTCAGCGCAACGCAAGAGTTGTCACAAGAACTGCAGTGACTCATGTTTCGAATGCAGCGCGTGAAGCGACATTCAAGGCAAATGAAAGCGTGATCAAGTCGGTCAAGTTTGTTGCAACGCTTGACGCAAGGACAACTGACATTTGTGCTTCAATTGATGGCAGGACGTTTGCAATCAATTCGGGTCCTCGTCCACCTATGCACCATCAATGCAGGTCAACGATTGTTCCAATCACGAAATCGTTGCAGCAGATCGTTGATGAAAGCAAAGGGATCAAAAATAAGGTTGATAAGTCTTCAGAGTCAATCAAATCAACAAGGGCCGAATTGCGCGGTGAAGTCCCTGCAAGTCAAACCTATGGTCCTTGGCTGAAAGGTCAACCTAAAGAAATTCAAGACTTTGCTCTTGGTAAGAAGCGTGCTGATCTCTTCAGGCGTGGTCATGTTGATATTCGCCAATTCACTGATAGGAAGTTTCAGCCTTTGACGTTGCAGGAGCTTGAGCAGGTCGAACGTGACATGCTTAGGCGTGCAAGTGGCAAGAAGGTTGTGAAGAAGAAAACTGCAATCAAGAAGACTGCAAGCAAAATTGAACCAACAGCAAGACAATCTGCAAGATCATTGAGTGGCATTGAAGAAACTGCTGAAGAGGTTCGTGAAAAGCTTTTTGAAACTGCACGTCAACCAATCAAAAAAGATTCATTGATTGGGCGTGAAATATTGAAAGACATTGAAGGTCTCGAATTTCGTATTGCAAAGCTTGAGAAAATCAACATGACTCATGTTTCAATGTATAAGGATGCAGTGAAAAAAGTGAAGCAGTTGAAGGCTTCATTCAGCAAAGGCTTCATTGATGACTTACCAACAGGCTTTGACGTTCAAATAACTTCAGGGCAGCGCAAAGCTGCAATGGAAGCTTTGGGGGTGAAGAACAAAGCAAAAGTGAAGATGGAATTTGCTTCAACAAACAAATTCAAGCGGACAATGCGGAATGATGCAATCGGTGAAATGCGGCAAAGTGAAGCTTGGTTTGGTGACAAGCTTGAAATCCCTGCAAGATTGAATGAAGCAGAAGATTTTCTTTCTTCAGTGATTTCAAAGAAGCTGATTGATGAGGATTTCTTGATTCGCGTTGGTCGATCACTTGATGATAATGGGAACCCTGCAAGTAGAGCCTATGCAAAAGTCGGTTCAATTCATATCAGCAACAAGTCTGCAACAAGGACGATTGTGCATGAATTCACCCACAACGTTGAATTCAAATCATTGACAGAAAAGGCGCGTGATTTTCTCAAGAAGCGTGCCTTGAGGAGTGCAAAGAAGCTTGAAGCTGTTGACGATGACATGATTTTCTTGCTCAAAGAAAAAGCTGATCTTGACAAGCAGCTAAAGAAGCACAAAGCAAGGCTGAAAAAGATTGACAAGGAAATTGAAGCCGCTGGTGGTGAAGCCAAGATGACAGGTCCTCAAAGCACTGAGAGATTGCGTGCAAGACAGGGTGTGAAGAACGTTGAAGAGGAATTGCGTTGGAACAGATCAGGAACAGAATACAGACGATCAGAGTTAAGAGAGCCACGAAAGCTTGGTGATATCTTCCCGAATAAAAATTACAGTGCTGATGAACGTGCTTGGGAAGATGACTTTTTCAGTGCTTACGCTGGAAAAGATTATGGTGAAGCTGCAACAGAGATTCTTTCGATGGGTGCAGAATTTCTTTATTCAAATCCCTATGAATTTGCTCGTGTTGATCCTGAATACTTTGATTTCATTGTGAACATTTTGCGAGGGAATTAGAAATGAAACTTGTGTTCAAAGAAGGCGAATTGAGAATCAGAAACGGTGTTTTTTCAGACAACGTTGACGGTTCACTTGCAGCAAATGCTGAAGTGATTTATGAAGCAATTGAAGGCAATGGTTTCTCTGTTCCTGGTTCTGATCCTGATCCTGATCTTTCAACAATGCAGATTCTGTCTGCTCAATGGGGCGGCAAGCTTGAGGTTCCAAAGAACAGACCTAAACAGATTGCGCCGAAAGATGCTGTCAATTGATTTCTTGACTTTTGCTTGCTTTTTTGCTTATCTGATTGTATGAAGCCTGAAAAGGCAAAGAAAAAGGTCACGAAAACCTGAAAGAGAACTTGAACAAATGGCATTGAAAGCAATTGTTGACGCTGAAGCGTTTGAAGCACTGTCTGAAGATTTTCAGGCAGAATACAAAAAGCAAGCGGACGGTTCTTACCTGCTTGACGTTTCTGAAGCTGGTGGTCTGAAACTTGAGAACGTTTCAGGCTTGCGGTCTGCTCTTGAATCAGAGCGTGAAAACTTCCGCAATGCAAAGAAGCTTGCTGATTCGTTCGGTGACATGTCACCTGCTGAAGTCAAAGCGTTGGTCAAGAAGGCGAAACAGCTTGAAGGCAATGTTTCGGAAACAGAAAAGTTCAAGCAAGCACTTTCTGAGCGGGAAGCACAGATCGTTGCCAAGCATGAAAAAGAATTGAATGCAGAGCGTGATAAAAATGGGATGTTTGAATCACAACTTGAAAAGCATTTGATTGAATCGAAAGCCGTTGCAGCGATCAATGAACATGGTGGGAATGTGAAGCTTCTTTTGCTTCATGTTCGGTCGTCGATGAAAATGGTTCGGAATGATGACGGTGATTTCGTTGCACAGGTTGTCAATGAAAGCGGTGTTCCTCGTATCACTGAGAAATCAGGTTCACAGGATGCAATGGGTATTTCAGAACTGGTTGCTTCAATGAAGACAACTGATGATTTCAGTCGGGCTTTCGCGGGAAGCGGAAACAAGGGAACAGGTTCACATTCTGATGACAACGATAGCAACAGCAATCAGAGCGGTCCCAAAACACGGATTTCGCGTTCTGATCAAGAGGCTATCAACGCAAACTTTGAGGCAATCGCGTCGGGTGACGTGATTGTAGTTGATTAGATAGAAAAGAAGGCTGAAGGCAAGGCGGGATGCTTTGCACACAATACGTTAGACAAATGCGGGATGCTGAGTCAGAAAACGTTTGCCAAAAGTGGTTGACAGATTTTTGATAAGGAGTCCTGAAAAATGGCTAATGACTTAACCAACATCATGCCCAAAATTTTGGCGCGTGGTTTGTCTGCTCTTCGCGAAGTGGTGATCATGCCGCGTCTTGTTAATGGTGACTATTCTTCTGAAGCAAAGAAGAAAGGTTCAACTATTGACGTTCCCCGCTCGGTTGCAGTTGCCACAAGAGCAGTTGCACCTTCAAACGTTCCACCATCAAGCGTTGATCATGACCCTGAATTGGTGCAGATCACGCTTGACAACTGGCAACAGAATGACCCTATTCATCTGCAAGACGATGAATTGGTGCAAGTTGACAAGGATGCTCATTATCTGCCTTTGCAGGTCAGTGAAGCGATCAAGGGACTTGCTAATGATGTCAATCTGGACATCATGGGCAATTACAAAGGCGTTTACGCTGCTGTCGGTACTGCTGGCACAACTCCATTTGCAACAACTGCTGCTGGCGCAATCGACGCAAAAGGCGCGTTGAACAAGATGCTTTGTCCTCGTGGTCAACGTCGGTTGATCCTTGACACAGATGCAGAAGCTAATGCTTTGGCTCTGTCTGTCTTCTCTGATCTTGAGAAAACAGGTGACAAGAATGTGAAGATTGAAGGTGAGATTGGCCGCAAGTACGGTTTCGATTTCTTCTATGAAGATCACGTTTTGACGCATACTGCTGGCAGTATGAGCGGAACAGCAAGCGGTGGTGCTGGCAAGGCAACGCTGAACGGTGCTTTGTCTGCAGGTGCAACAACACTTGCTCTTGATGATGCAACGTCATTGACAGGAACACTTGTTGAAGGTGACTTGATTTCGTTCGCTGGTTTGACCAACAACGGCAAGTCTGGAACACCTCATTTCGTCGTCACTTCAACATTCACTGCTGTTGATCCTGACATGACTGGTGTGACATTCGATCCACCAATTCCTGCAGGTGGCGTTGCTGACAACACTGTTGTCACACTTGAAGATGATCACGTTGTGAATATGGCGTTCCAGCGTGACGCAATTGCGTTTGCAACCCGTCCTTTGATCACGTCAACTGTCGGCATGGCTCTTGGTTCGCAAATCATGTCGATGCAAGATCCCAAGACTGGACTTGTCTTGCGCCTGGAAGTCTCACGCCAGCACAAACAGGTTGCTTGGGAATTTGATATTCTTTGGGGCTCAAAGCTGATTCGTCCTGAATTCGCTTGTCGTATCCTCGGCTAATTGAAACACGTTTTCGTGACTGGAAAGGATGAAACCTTTCCAGTTGCGGACGTTTTCAGTTTTGCCTAATTGAATTGATTCGTCTGCAATTGGGTTTCTGGTTTCATCCTTTCCTCTTTCTACTTTTAAGGTCACGAAAAATATGCCGAAAGTATCACAAGAAAACGTTGTCGGAATAATCAACACTGGTGGCGGCAAGATGTTGGTTTCAAGGGACAAGCTTGACTCCTATTTGGCTGCTGGTTGCACGCTGGCACCTGAAGCGACAAATGACAGCACTGAAGGCGGCAACGCTTCAGGTGGCAATTCTGGCGGTCCTGAAGAGTCTGTTGATGACGGTCTTGAGAAAATGAAGGTTTCTGATCTTCACATTCTTGCTGACGATGAAGATATGGATCTTCCAGAAGGCAAGAAGGCTGATCTGATTGCCTTCATTCGTGCAGAGCGTTTGAAGCGGTCTGATTGACTACCAATTGACTACCAATTGACTGCCAATTGACTGAAAGGTTTCTGATCAAATGACGATCACTGTTGAAGACGGAACAGGTTTGGCTGCTGCTGACTCTTATTTGTCGGTTGCTGCTGCTGACACGTACCATACAAATCACAGTGATTCGTCTGATTGGTCTGGTGCCACAACAGCAGTCAAAGAAAAGGCGTTGCGAATGGCAACGCAATATGTTGACACGGTTTACAAAAGACGCTGGAAAGGGATCAAGCAGCTTGAAACACAAGCACTTGCTTGGCCGCGATGGAAGGTCACTGACTTTGACGGTTTCACTGTCGGTGACGATCACGTCCCTGCTGATCTTGAAGACGCAATTGCTGAACTTGCCTTGCGTGACATCACAGAAACAGGCGGTCTGATTCCTGACATTGATGCACCTGGAACGATCAAATCTGAAAAGGTTGGTCTTGGTCGCGGTGCTATCGTGTCAGAAAAAACCTACGTCGGCGGCAAATCACAAATCAAGAAATTCAGGATCATTGACATGATGCTGAAGGACTTGCTTTCGCCCAAAGGCTATGAGGAGGTCGAAAGAAGATGACTGCTCTTGATCTCACAATTCCTGGCGAAGTCGTCAACCTGCTTGCTGAATTCGGTTCAACAGTGACGATCAAGGCAAGAGCAAAAGGCACTGACTATGATCGCGTGACAAGGCGAAATGTGAGCGTTGAAATCAGCGGTGATGTCAAGGCTTCACCTTTGTTTGAATACAGTCCACGGGACATTGACGGTGACAACGTCAAGAGCGGTGATGCTCAAGCTGTCATGTCTGCAACGCTTCCAACAGGGATCACAGAAGACTTGCTGAACGGTAGTCAGTTTCTGAAAGGTGATATTGGATTCAGGATTGTTGGTGTTGAAAAAGTTGAGTCAGGTGATGACGTTGCTGCATATGTTGTGCAGCTAAGGCGGTGAATCATGACTGACTTCAAAGGCGTCCGAAAATTCAATCGTGAAATGAGGAAATTTGCCAAGAAGCAAATTCCTGAAGTCGTCGCAAGAGCAACTGCACAGATTGTTTTGAACGTCTTGAAGATTGCTGTTGAAAAAACTCCTGTTGATACAGGAAGAGCAAGAGGTGGTTGGCAAGTTTCAATTGGAAGTTTGCCGACTCCCAATAAGCGGAAAGACAAGAATGGCGGTCCTACAATTGCAAGCGGATCTTCAAAAGCTGCTCTTGCTCCACCTTATCAAATCATCTTCATTTCAAACGCTGTTGAATATATTGAAGTCCTTGAAAACGGGCTGTTTCGTCCTGCTGATCCTGGTCCGTCTGATGTTCGTTTCCCAAGTGGTAAAAAGATCCCTGGAAAGACAGGGACAGTGCTTGTGAAAGGCGGTTTCCACGTTCAAGCACCTGAAGGGATGCTTGCAATTGCAACGCAAGCAGCAATTCACAGAGCAAATTTTGAACTAAGGAATATCAAGGTCAGATGACAATCACGACAGATCAGGCAAAGGATAAGATGCAGGAGTCTTTCGGGGACTTCCTTGATTCTATTGATGCTTTGCATTCACCTGTTGATTGGCCTAATGCACCTTTTGACTCTGTTGATCTCGGGGACTTTGCAGGAACACCTGTTGAATGTTGGGCTGCTGTTCGCTTCAACTTTGGTGATCGTTCAAACGCTGCTCTTGGTTCAACTCCACAATATCGAACATTGGGCATTGCAACGGTGATGATTTTCACTGCTTTGAACACTGGTGAAGCAGTGATTGACGGAATTGCTGAATCAATCCGATCAAATTATGAAGGTGGTCGCATTGATTCAGGTAATATAAAAATAAGAAACCCACAGATCACAACAGTCGGTGTTTCTAACGGTTGGTGGCAAGTGAACGTTTCACTTCCTTTTGAGTTTGACAGTCAGTAGTTGAAGAGGAAAAAAAATGACTAAAGCTGACAGTTCATCTGCTGACTTGGCCTATGCAGAAGAGACAACAAGTTACGGTGTTGCCGAAACAGGCAACTA